AGCGGAACTTAAGACTGCTTATGATGCTAAAGAGTATCAACGTAAGAGAGAAAGCGAGTACCCTAGTATGGCAGATCAGCTAGACGATCTATACCACAACGGCATTGACGGTTGGAAAGCAACTATTAAAGTAACGAAAGACAAATATCCAAAAGGGTAACTATGAGTCAAACTAAAGTAGCAGTACCAGTAGCAAAAAGAGCGAAGCTAAAAGAGTGATACGCTTATACATAATTTTATTGCTTACATTCTCGACAGGATGCGGCGCTTTGACCAATTTTATAGTCGGAGCGTCTGGCAACGTGCTTTCCGATTCTGTCGATAGAGCTATTAATAATTCCTCATCAGCCAAGGAGAAGCAGTGTGGAGGGAGCGAATGAGGTTGCAGGTTTCATTGAAAAAATTGGCATACCTCTCGCAACCGCACTGGGACTGGGGGGAATGCTTTGGTGGCTTGTAAAATTTGTCCTGCAATCCATTGTGGAAAAAATTACAGAGGCTCAAAGTCAGACTGAAGCTGACATAAAAGAGCTGAAAAACATTGTCGTTCAATTAATCGACAAAAGTTCTACACAACAATCAGATTTGATAAGATTGGATAGTATGCTTCGAGTGAAATTTGGATTGGAGCTAGACGAAAAGCGCATAGCCCGTAACCCTGATAACAAGGTGAAATAATCTTGGAAAAAATGAACGAAGTTATGCTGGCAATCACTAGTGGGTTAGTCGCAATTGGCATATGGATTTTTAAACGCCTATTTAAAAGCATTGACATCGCCCATGAGCGGATCGACAAACTGGAGGACGCAGTGGATCGCAAATACCTAGAAACTCAGCTTGCGCCGATTCGCGCTGACTTGCATATTATCACGCAACATCTTCTGGATCGAAAGTAATCCTTGGCCCAGCGTTTCCTCCAGGGTCGCCAATGATTTCATCCAAGCGCAAGTAATTAATTATCGTGTACATAGCTTCCTCGAAGCCGTGGCACACTTGCACGTTATGACCCGCCTCACTCAGCAAGCTAATCCACCGGCTTTGCTCTGGCGACAGTCTGCCTTTCTTGCCAACGTCCTTCATTTCGATATACAAAGTTAAAAAATTTCCGCGACTAATGGGTAAGCATAAATCAGGTACCCCTTTTTGCATTCCCTCGCGACGCATTTTCTGCCCTCTGATAATCGCAGCTCTTCCAGCTCCTCCCTGGTTCGGGATGGCGTAGAGCAATTGAAGCTCTGGGTAGACATTTATTTGAGACTTCGCCCAATCTATTAACGCTACTTGCTCGTCGTGTTCGCTCATCGAAGCACCTCGAATTTCTTCAGCTCATCTTGCGAGGCGCGATAAACTTTGCTTCCGCTTCGGTGCGTGTATAACCTTTTCTTACGCATCAGCCTGTCGCCGCACATCCACCCGACGATGTTGTACTCAGGCATCTCGCCAGTTACTAAAGCGTATATGTCTACTTCACCTGGAGTTTTGTCAGTGGATACTTCAAGATGCCCAAAAGGATAGCGCGTGGTCTTAACATCGACTGTCTTACCAGCGATAACCATATCGTGTTTCCCAGGGTAATCTTTTAGATCAGGGTACAAGTTAAGAGCTTTGGCGAATGCTATTTCTCCACCTACGCCATCTAACTCTGTCGCTTCGTCAGATTGAGGGCCGTGTTTGCGATTTAAGTTGCCATTTTTTCGGTTGCTTAAAGTTCGCTCTTTGGCGAGTTGTCGTGCGAGCTGCACCTCGTTTGCGTTTAGCTTGATGGGCATAAATTAAATTGCCTCCGAATATATCTTTTGCCATTGTCAAAACCCGCAGCTCTTCTGGAGTATTTAGCTCCCCTTGTTTCTTTAACTTCTTCATGTATCTAATTTCCTCTTCATCAAACCTGAGTAAAGATTTGTTTGGCACAGGCGCGTCCATGCTTTTAACCATGTACACTTCCTGCTTCATAATTGAAGAATGAATTTTGATATATCCGTGCTTCGTATAAAACTCTACATCTTCTTTGTTAAGCATCTAAAAACCTCCCTGTTTCGTATTGATACATAAAATTTGCCACGCCTAGTTGACCGCAGTGCTTATGCTTAATTTTCTGTATATGAACTGAAACGTCATGTTTGTCGTTGCCGTCATCACCTGGGTTTCGATGCACTGAAATAATATTGTGCGCCATGTTGTACCAGTGGGCCGAGCCGCTAATATCGTAAGCGGTAGGTATGTTGTACTTGCCTGTCGTCTTGTCCTTCTGCATCTTCGCAGGATGAGCTATAAGAAAGACATGCGCGTTATGAGAGGCTGCAAACATTCTTATCTTGGCTAGAGAATGGCGAATGTATTGAGTTTCACTGTTTCCCATCGCGGAATGGTCGAAGTCGTTCCAAGGATCGAGTACGAAAAAATGAACGCCGTGCTTCATTACCATCGCTCGCATCATCGCCAATATGTCATCGACGGATCGTTTCATTTCATCTGGAATCATGTAGTGAATCGAGTTGCTTAACCTCTTGCTTGTCTCTGCCAGTTCTTCACGGCTGATTCTGCCTGAGAAATGTTCGCCAAATGGTTTGCCTGCATACAATTCGGCAAGCCTTGCAATATGAGTTTCTACTGGCTGATGTTCTGGCGAAAATATTCCAGCTTTCAAGTCATGGTCTTTGATTAAATTAATCATCAAGTGTTCTACGAAAGAACTTTTGCCATGCCCAGGTATGCCAGTGACGATGGTCAGCTCACCTGGCAACACAGTGAAGAGTTGGTCGAGGACGAACCAGCCAGTGCTAAAGCCTCTTGTCAAGCCTTCATCGTAAAGTGTCATCAACTTGTCAGCAAAATGATCCACGCTGAATACTCCGTCAATAGGGTAAGGCTGGGCGTTCTCTACGCACTCTCGTAAAAACTCTGGCCCGTATGTAACCAAAACGTCGTTAGCGTCTTTACATCCTTCAGGCCATATCACTCGCCAGCATCTTTCTTTTCCTAACCTTCTTGCCAGCTCTTCTTCTAACTTCTTTCCGCAAGGATCATTATCCACAGCCAATACGATCCGACTGACCGTACTAAGCTTTTCATGCGAATGCTCCAAGGACTCGTCAAGATCGGAGAAGCTGGTTGCGTTAAGCGATGGCGCTCCGAATGGAACGCTAATAGATGCCGGTAAAGAAGCCATGTCGAATGATAATTTATCCAGCTCCCCTTCGCACACGATGGTCTGTTCTGGATCAATATCGTCATGTCCATAAAAGACTTTGTAGGGAGATTTGCTTGTGAACATCTGAGACTTTTTTGAGCCGCGATATTTAAGGAAGGCGACATCCCCATCCTTAAAAAACGGAAATACAACATGCCCATCTGAAATGCTGATTTTAAGTCGCTCCAAAACTGCTTCATCTATTCCTCGATTTGCGAACCACATGATCGCTTTTTTACTAAGCGCCTTATACTCAAACACAGGCTTAAAATAATCTTTCTTATTCCACTGAGCAGGACGAGCAAGGGAAGGATCGCGCTTAAGACGACCACGAAAATCACAATCAGGCCCGTGGCAATTAAATACACCGTTGTCACGATCAATAGAGAGAGAGGTAGACTTATGATTACATCGAGGGCATTTCGTCTTGCTGCCTTTTTTAAGTTTGATGCCATAGTCTTCCCAAGTTTCAATAAACAAATTTAACTTTCTGTTTAGGTGGTCGAGCAGATTGATTGAGGTAGCCCTCGAACTTAGGGCCGAAAAGCGTTGTCGGGCGAATGAACGGGCGCATGGCAGGATCACCAAGCCATTCTTCGCACTTCGTCCTAATCACCTGGGCGAAATCTTCAGCAGTCCATCCTTCTTTTAACCTCGCTGTAATCACAGCGGCAGTCTGCTTAGTAGTCGGCTTATAATGTGTGCCTGCGACGCGATTCAACTCTGCGATAACACTTTTGATTGCCATCGTATCTGCCTTCGGCACTTCACCTTTTCCATTGCAAGTTGGGCATTTCATAGTTTTCTCCCCACTAAGAATTATTTAGCTTGTTTGCGTTTTTTGAGCGTTCATTAATTAAACGAACCATCACTTGAATATCTTGCACGGTAACTTTGCGGCCTGGTTTCCAAAAATTGTCATAAGCTGCTTTATATTGTTTGAATGTCACTTTTTTCATCAATTAGGAACATCCTCGTCAGCTAAATCTGAATAGTCCAGCGGTCTAACAGGCGGCTGGCACACTTCGCCCTGGCAGCAATCGCCATCTCCAATTTGATTGCATTTTGGGCATTGAAAATGACCGTGTACCCAGACAAAATCTGGGCCGACGTATCTACATCGCTCACATCTTTGAGTGTGCGTGTTCATTTGCTCACCATATTGTTTTCATACCAATCAAGGAACATAGCGTTGATGGCAACTTTAGCCAGGTGCGGCTCTGAGCGATCACCGCTCTGCCATTTATACAAATGCTCCAGAAGATGGTTAATTGTTACGCCATCAGGTACGCCGCCTTTCCAGTTATCGTCGCCATATTTCTCAGCTCCCTCGTTCATAACGCAAGCCATTTCTCTTATGAATTTCTCGCACAGCAAATCCCAGCGAACATCCATCGTGGATCGCTCTGCTCCTGATTCATAAGTGACCGTTTCGTTTTGCATGTTCTTCCCAGGCATGTTCTTCGTCCCTTTCGTAATCGTCCTGCAATTCATGTTTTTCCATCTCTTTGTCATGGTACTCACAGACGTATTTTGGAATATCAGATACGGCGCGATAGAAGTACATGGCGACAGCAGGCTTGCCACATTCTTCGACTCCAATCGGAGTGCGCTCTCGATATTTCACGACCATTTCCTCGCATCGAGGCAGACCTTTTCTTGTAGCTCCAGACATAATGCTCCATTGTGTTCGTTGGTAATTTTGTGAGGGATTTGTGAGGGATAATGGCTTACAATGGGTCACAACCGCACAGTGTTGCGGAAGTAACCCGTTGTAAAACCAATGTTTAGAAGAGCTTAAAAATCGTTGGGATAACTCATATCCGTAGTGTCGGGGGTTCAACTCCCTCCACCGCTATTAACTTTTTGTCAATAGATTCAACGACTTGTGAGCCTTCTTGCTTATCCTTCGCAACGTAGTCAAAAGAGTGTGAGGGATTTGTGAGGGGCAGATTTTCGCTTGCTGGCACAAAAGTGAAGGTTTTTCGCTCCACCAGCTTGCCCACAGCATCGACTAAAGACTCCACAATCTGAGTTCTAAACGCATAATCTGCCGTCACCCCTGGTATTGTATGACCCATTAAAAGACTCACTGTATCCCTGTCTACGCCATATCCCTGACCGAGTCTCGTACTAAACGTACTTCTAAAGTCATGGAAAATCACATGCTCCATGTTCCAAATCTTACCCTGTTTATCCTTTACCTTTTTGCGCCGGTTTACAAATGAACTATTGTTTAACCGTTTGACAGGTCGAGGCGCAAACTCTGTACCCGTTTTACGATTTGTTCCACGCGGTTTAAAAGTAAAAACAAACTCTGGATGTTTGCCTCGTTGGCGCTCAATAATTTCTTGAGCAATCGAATTAAGAACGACTAGCTTTGGCTTGCCATTTTTGTGATACTGTTTTCGCTTACGCTTGCCATTGATAGTTTCATAGACTATACCTGGAATGCGAAACGCTTTAATGTTTAGCGGTTCTGGAAAATAAATTTCCCAACTCCATCGCAGCTCTGTAATCTCACAGGTGCGAGCGCCAGTATTCACAGAATATAAAGCGGCATCGCGTAAATGCTCTGGCAAAGCACCCAACAATCGATCCTGTTCTTCCCAGCTTAAAATATATGGTTCTCTTTTATCCATATCAGGATCAATATTATTTTTTACCTTTTCTTTTTTAAAATTATCCTTGCGATTTCGCCAAGGGACTCCGTTGTTTTCTGTTCGCATTGCCGTGTTTAAAATATTACTCACTAAACCGATAAAGTGATTAATCGTTTTAGCTTTTTGTCCCATTGCTTTGCGCTGATCGATAAAAGGTTTAATCGTACTATGGTTAATGTCGTTAAGCGGCGTATCAAATGGCAAGCACCAACTCATTGCCTCTACTTGTTGTTTTTCTCTATCTGAATGTCGATGCTTTTTTTCTTTAAAAAATAACTCAACCGCATCGCCATAAGTTTTTGCCAGCATTTCTGGCGGCACAGTCAGGTTATTTATTTTCAGATATTTCATACGCTCCTGTCTTTCGCGCACCTCAACTTTTCTCTTCTCTAACAACACTTGAGCTTTTTTTACCTGGTCTGTTTTAGTCGTGCCCCTGATGTCTTCGCCATTAACGTCGGTGGCGATATGAATTGTATTGCCTCGCCAGATGAGTCCTGATGGTAATCTTGGCTTTTTCTTTTGCATGATGTAACCTCCTGAGTCCCGAACATGCTGTTAATAAAATCCTCTATATCGCTTTCTCTGAAGAGGATGTGCTTTCCTAACTTCGCCTCTTTTAAGTGAGGCCGAATGTTATCGTTAAAGAATTTCCTGTTCACGTTGAGCATTTTCAAGCTTGATTTTAGCGAGAGCAACCTTGGATTTTTCACCGTGTCTCCTATTCTTTGCTATATTGGCGAGGCGACGACAGGGTACGCTGCAAAATTTTTGCTTGCCGCTCGACATGAATGTATTTTCACACGTTTTTATCTTGCAAATTACCTTAAATTTTGGCTTGATCTTTTTATTTCTCGTATTATTATCTCTAGCTCTTTTTGTCTGACATTGTAGCGAGCAGAACCTCGTTCTCTTGCCCATGACAATCGCTTCTTTTTTACATTCAACATTGGCGCAAATGATCCTACGCCCTCGCTGCTCCAGCATCT